CCGCGGAGTTTCCAGCATTGCCACCTGCCTTCCACCAACGGAATGGTGACTGTGCAGGCCTTCCATCTGAAGCCAATGTGACTGTATAACTGATCGCGTGTGGTATGACCCATTTCTCAGTATCTGTTCCACCACCTGATGGATCTGCATCTGTGGTAGTGAACAATCCTGCATTGTTGATCACATCACTGATGTGTTTGCCCACGAACTTGTCTGTGACACTGTCGTATTGTAAAAGATAACCATCTGTTAATTCTGTTGTCACATCTGAAAGTCCTTGTAGGAATCCCACCCTAGTGACATTGTTGGCAAGATTGGTTGTAGAACCTTTAAACACCGAAATATCCACATCTTTTGACTGTTGGCTCATTTTTTCACTTGTGGCCCAATCAGCGGCCGTGCTTGTTCTTTGTTTTATTTCTACACCATTTAATTCTGTGATACCTGTGTCTGGATCTTCTAATGGTTTGTTGTTTATCACTGTGTGATTTTTTACTGCTGATTTGATTCCATTACAATCTCCTTCACTGACTAAAATTTTATAATGTTTGAAATTAATTGTGTCTTTTTCAGTGACTGCAAGACCTGTTGTGGCCTGTGTGACACCTTCATCTATGATAACACCTTTGGTTAGGACTGTGCCATAAACTATCGGTATCTTGACTGAAGTGGTGTCTCCGGATTTTGCATTGTAGAATTGTTGTGATGCGACATCTCCTGAAACAATGTCTCTTTTCTTGTTTGAAACAACTGCTCCTGTTGTTTGAGATTTTGCTACCAAATTCTTTGACACTATTGGACTATTGTCTGATGATGTTCGTGTTATTCTAGTCTCGCTCATTTGTTTTTGTTCCTGGTGTTCCTGCTCTAAATTGTCCCATAAATGGTAAAGGCGATGTGGCACTGCCCGCGGCCCATCTTGCTCTACAACCTATTATGTTTTTTGAACAATAATCTTTTGAAGCATCTGTTGTTGATGTGTTGTTCCTATCAAAATAATTTGTGACACTATAACCTGAATCTCCATTTGTCTGCTGTCCATATGGACAACCACCGTCCGCCACTGGTGTGTATTGGAATGATCCATTTATGTAATTTCTATATTTCAAACTGCATAAACCTGCAGGCATTTTTCTGTTCGTGTCTGTTTGATTATCAAGTAACTCTAGACTTGGACTCAATTCAAAAATATAATGTTTTTCATTCATATCTAAAATGTGGTTGATCATGTATTGTGAAAGAACACCACTTTTCAAAACATCTGTCCCAGTTCTATAACCATATGGTGATGTGGGTCCACTTGTTAAACCTGTTGCCAATGCTGTCACTGTTGCTGTGGCTCCTGATCCACCTCCTCCTGTTATTGTCAAAGTTGGTATTTCTTCATAATGACCTCTTGCAACAACTGTGAGATCTGAAACACTGCCACCAGATATTTCTGCTTGTACTACACCTCCTGCTCCAACACCGCTATTGACAGTCACAGTTGGTACTGAAGTGTATCCTGTGCCTCCGGCTGTTATTGAAAATGTTGATAATCCGTGTCTGTCAGACATTGTCCAAAGTGGATCACTGTTATAATCAAACAATGTGACCATTCTTTGAATTACTGTGCCTCTCAATGGAAAAGGTGGTAAGTTTCCTAAAGTTCTCCAACTGGTTCTCAATGCTGTCACACTAGTCAATCCATCAAAAGTTGTTCTATCAACTGTGAGTTGAGGATTAGTTGGATTTGAATTTATTTCACTTGTGACACCTTCTATCTTCACGGCACAATGATTGTAAGTGACTCCATTCATTACAAGATCTGAACCATTTGATTGTCTGTGATTTGATATACGAGCATATGATGTTGCTTGATCAAAAAATCTTGGTGCTATCGTACTAAAATCAAATCTATATGTTTCAACAGGTGTGTATTGATTAATGTTCTTGCAATCATTAATAAAATTAGGCACTATTTGTCCTCCACTAATACTGCTGTGAATGTGTGAAGCAATGGCCCTGATAGTGTTTCTGAAAATGATCTTATGTAATAGTTTCTTACTGTGCCATCGGTTGGTGAAGTTGGTGCTGTTATGGTCTGTCCTTTAGAATAAAATTCATACCATTCTCTCAATAGGTCAGCATCTGTTGTGTTCAAGTTCTCGTGGACTATGCTGTATATTCTTCTCAAGTTATCTGGACCATCTGGTATTCTCTGTGAAAAGCCATCACTGAAATCAATGTTGGTGATTCTTGTTTCTGTCTCCACCTGTGATGAGATGCTTGGTCCTACTGATATAACATTTGAATTACTATCCGTTGGTGATGGATGTACTGCTGATCCTGTGTTAGCCGCCATTATGCAAATCTCCTTTGGCTCATAATATTGACACTCTCTTCAAGTATCCTACCGGCCATATTGTTTAAATCTTGTTGTGTCACTGTGCCTGTTCTTGTTCCGCCCACTGCACCTTGAATATTGAAATTGAAAACAGGTGATACGGATCCCATCTTGTTCATTGGCATAACTGTTGCAGGTCCTTTTATCAACTCTGCTCCTTCTTCTCCTGCGATACCAAATTTGCCTGCTGGTAATTTACCACCATCTGCAAAGAAGCCTCCAAACAAACTCATCGCTGGTCCAATTAGGCTACCAAGTCCTCCACCGCCACCACCAAATCCACCACCAAATCCACCACCACCTATCATACTCATCAATGTGTTGGTTATACCTTTAGTGGCTACTGTTTTAGCAATGTCTAGCAATGCACCTTTGATTGATTTTGATCCTGACAATATACCAGATACATTTCCTGATATTGCACTTTCCAAACTTCCAAATTCTGATTTTACGATTGAAGTTGTGTTCTTTACAGGATCGACAAGTATGTTGTTCATATTGTCTTGACTGAAACCATCACCAATTATTGCTGTCGTGGTTGTGGTCATTGACTGTGTGGTCTGTATCACACCTGATTCCATTCTGTTAAATTCTGCTAGTACACCATTTACCATATCTGGAACAATTGATCCACCAACAACTTCGTGTTCTGTGTCACTGAACGCATTCACTACATTATCTTTGATACTGGACATTCTCTCAGCGATACCATCTTTCATCTCTGTGAACTTGCCAACAACTTTGTCTTTGAATTCTACTATAGTTGTTGCCACGTCTTTGATCGTTTGTATGAATCCTAGGAATGTGTCCACAGCCGCTTTGACTATTTCTACTACTTGTCTGATTATGTCAAACAATAGACTGAATGCATCAATCACTAGATTTAGACCTTGTCCAATCAATCTACCAAGTGCCGCAATCAAATCTTCATTGTTTCCTATAAATTCTGTTAGACCTGCTGTTGCTCCTGCAAGTCCATCTAGGAAACCACCTTCACCTTTACCACCAAAGGCAACTGCCGCTTTCTTCATTGCATCACCAAAGTTAGAGAACCTTGTTGACAATGAACTCAATGCTATCTCTGTGGCACCACCAAATCTCTCATCAAATCCTGAGAATAGAGCATCTCTGATCTGTTTGGCACCTTCTGCCGTCTTACCTAGATTACTAACTTCTAATCTAGTGATACCCAATTTCTCATTCAATACATCAAATACAGGTAGACCTCTGTCTTGTAATCTCTGTAATTCTTCTAGACCCAAACCACCCTGCATCGTTCTGGTAAACAAGTCAATTGATGATTGGAATGCTCCAACCTTGTCAGTTGACACGGAAGCCGCATCTGAGAAACTCAATAATAGTTCTTCTGTGGGTTCAATACCAGCACCTTTCAACTGTGTGAATGCTGATGTTATTAGATCAATGTCTAATGGCAGTTTGCCTGCAATATCTTTTACTCTGGCGAATGCCGCGGCACCTTCGTCCACGCCACCAAACACTGCATTCAAGGCCAATTGTAAATCTTCAAATTCTGCTGATGTCTGTGCTACTTCTTTGACCAATAGACCAAGACCAAGACCTGCTATGGCACCTTTGATCCTACCAAATGCCATCGCTCCCGCGGCACCTGTGTTACCAAAACTCTTGTTGACTCCACCTAATGATGTTTTAAGATTGTTGACCGACCTAGTGGCACCACTACTGTCAACGCTTATTTTTAGATTTACTACTTCTGTTGCCATTCGTTAAACTCTTACTCCTCTTGTTCTCCTGTTTGTGTACAGTCTGGACATAGTGTTGGTCTAACTCTTGTAATATGGCAATAAATTCTTCCTGATCCTTGATACCTGCCCATTTACAAAATCCAACCATAGCAGAGAATGGAATAAGTCCAATTCCGCCAAATGTATTTAACCTATCACTGGATAGAATGTTGAATGCTGAAACATACATATCCAAATGCTTTGAATATGTTGGCGCCTTGTTGGCAACTTCTGGTATTTCAGAATGTGGACCCCAAATAGCCAACCATTCAAATAGGGTCTTTAACTCTTTTTTTTGGCGTTCTCTGAGTTCTGTTTTTTAGAGGCCAGTTTCATTGCCTCAGCATCAAGCCAATTTCTAAATTGTTCATAGTTGGTTATCATATCTTTGGCCACGTCTGTGTTGTAAGACACATTGGCACCTTTGTCAGATACATTCTCCCAATCTAGTAGAACAGTGTGTGCTTTGACTTCTGATTCTATTTCAATTACTCTTCTCGCTGTCAGTTGATCTAATCCACCACCCTGTATCTCACTCATTTTGAACATCTCTAATGTTTTGTTCTTGAATGCGATATTGTTTGCTGGTGCGATCAAGAAACGACTGCCGTCATTCTCAATCCATTCCGCTTGAACCTTGGGGTCTAGGGAACCGAACTTGTTTGTGAAATCCATTGGTATTTCCTTTAAGTTAGTTTTATTTGTTATATGTATTTATTATGCTTCGTTCTTGACTAATTTGCAAGTGAATACATCTGAACCAACAGTTGCCTTGACTGCTTGGAATTCAATTTCCATTAACACGTCTTCATCATTACCACCTGCTAAAACTTGAGTAGATGTGATTACCACTTCTGGAAGATAGAATCTGTAATTGCTCGCACTTGAACCAACCTGTAACAGTAAGCCAAATTTCGTTGTGTTGATGTAATTGTTGTAGAATGTTATGTCTGTTGCATAAACTGTCATTGAACCTGTGACTGTGAATCTACCTGATCCAATACCAGCCAAGTCCGCTGAACCTATTTGTGTTTGTGGTCTTAAACCATTGTCAATTGACAATGAGAATGCCGTGGCTTTCGCCGAACCTGGTAAATTACCATAGTCTGCATATGTCACTGAATTTGCACTTGCGTCAAATTTGACTGTTGTGTCTGAGTCAACTGTTGTGTATGGTGTTGTCTCTGTTGCGTCATCAGTTGCTGTCAAACTCGCTGATGTCGTCATTGCATTCACTTTAGAACCCATAAAGCCAACAGTACCTGTCACGAATGAACCTGACTCTGCTGTAAGTTCTAGTGTGCTTGGAACCATACCACCAAATTTTTGGAATAAATTTGTTGATGCTCCATCACTTGTTTTCTTTTCAATAGTGAAACTTGACTGTGTCGTGCCGTTGAAAGTATCTGCGTTATCAACAAGACCTACTGCGACATTACCTTGTGCCGCACCAAATAAACCTTGTAATATGACATCAGTTGGGTGATCATCTTTGAATTCAAATTCAATCTCACCTTCAGCCTGTGAAGATACTTTGTTTAGATCTGATACATTTCTTGTTGAATCAATTTCGTCTGAAGCAATAGTTGATATTGCTGGAACCAATGATTCTGATGTCACTCTTAAAGTGGCAACATTGCCTGATGCTGTGCCTAAAGCACTTTCACCGCTAATTAAAATTTCTGTTAAACTTGCACTTTGTATTGTCATAATTGTTTCTCCTAATATATTTATGATTGATGTCTATGATACGGAATATCAATATTCAGTTGATAAAAGTTGTCTGTATCTCCGGTTCCTGTTTGTTCACCAATCACAGTCATAGATCCTGCTCTTGTTGTAATGTCGTCAAATTGCACTATATGGAATATAGTTCTTATTGATTCTGCTAAAACACGGGCTCGTTGTGTGCCAGTACCTGTTTTAACAAATACTTGGACACTTATGATTCCTTCTTGTCTTGTAAATTTTGTTCCTAGTTCTGCTTGTTGGCTGTCATTGGTCAGTATGGTTAATCTCACCCATTCTGACAAATTCTGTTCATTGTCCACTGACGTGCCTGCACTGTCTACCAATCCCAATACATTGTCAAATTGTACATATACATCTGATAGGTTATCTAAAAGTCTCTTTTCTATGCTGGATCTTTCTGCTTGGTATGTCATTATCTTGTGGCCTTTCTAACTATGCTGTTGGCTCCTGATCGCATAGATTGAACTGCCTGTGCGGCCATCTTGGCTGGTCTGTTTTTTGAAGTTCCATTCTCTACAAATCCTCCATAACCAACATTGTTATCTATAGATGACTTTGTTCCAAAATTAGATGGATTTGTCGTCCAACTGCTTTTTAATTTTCCTGTGTCTACAGGTGTTTTTGATCTGGCTAATTTTGCACCTTCGTCCACGAATCCACGTTGAACTTGATTCATAAGTTTATCAATTCTTTTCAGTGCCTGTGGTATAGTCAAAGCCATTATATCTTAAATCCTTTTCTCCAACTTTTTACTGCCCAGTATGCCGGGCTCAAAGTCTTTTGTCCTTTCACATCATCTAACACTGCACCCATCCTGGCCATAAAACTCTTTCTTCTGGCTGGATTGTCTCTTTTTATCTTGGCACCGCGTTGTCCAAATGTAACTTTATTTACATTTCCTGTGCTTTTGTTCCGTACATAAACACCA